AACAAACAATGATACATATAGAGTTTTTATTAAAATCAGTAAAAGATTTGGAGATAACAATGAGCCATTACAGCGAACAGGAAGAAAAGTATTTAAAAGACGCAATAAATCCCAGGCACTACAAATCACATCCAAGCGGCATTGAGTGCATAGAAATAACAAGATATATGAATTTCTGCTTAGGTAATGCCATGAAGTACATTTGGCGCGCTGGGTTGAAAGATGATAAAAAACAAGACCTACAAAAAGCTATTTGGTATCTGCAAAGAGAGCTAGATAATAATGATTTATAACCTAATCAGAGAACAAAGCTCAACAGATTTAGCTAGGAAATCAGGGTTAAACGAAAGCACCATCCGCAGACTAAAGAAAACCCACAGCGCAAAGGTGGACACCATGCTCAAGATATTAAATGCTTTAGGGTTTAACATTTACAGTGACCCAATTGAGGATGTAAGAACAGCCTTAAAGAATAGAAAGTACCCATACTATGTAATAAGTAAAATATCAGGCGTTCCGGTTAGCACTATTGAGGGTTTCATGTATTCCAATAGAATCCCGCTTTGGGAAAATATGGTTGCATTGGGCCAGGCGTTAGATATCGAGTTTTACAGGGATTTATAAGCCATGCAAAAGAATAAAGAAAACATCATGCACTGGATACGGGTTAACAGAACAGAAGAAAGATTAATTAACCAGGTGTATCAAACAACACCTTTCGGGACAATAAAGCTATATGATTGCGATTACAACCACTCATTAAGAACAGATGATGTTCGCATTGTTTGCGGTGAATTATCGTTTATAGTGGATAGGAAGGAATTGACTATGTGGAAATGAAAAGAGCCTGACACTAAACAGGCTCTTTGATGATGATGATTTGCAAACTATAACTGAGGTTTAAAGATAAGGTCCTATTAAGGGCCTTTTTTAGTTACAGGGCTATTATAAGTTAATTAAAAAAATATCACAATAATACTTGTCAGTGTAACAATTAACTGTTACTATGCGTTCAACAACTAAGGGGAAATAATGATTAAGTTTATAGAGTTTATGTCCAAAGTGTTTGCTGCAATCATGATTGTGGTTATTCTTTCATTAATAATTGCCATAGAGGTGAATATATGAAGCTTTACAAGATAATGACACAAGAGGGTAGGCAATACGCCGTATTAGAAAACAACACGCTTATATCGCTTAAAAATGGCTTGTCTTACATATACGATAATGATGCGCCGGTGGATATGACATTGGATGCACTGTTAGAAAGACAGGAAATGCAAATAAGACATATACGCAGTAATCTAAAGTATGCAGACGGTGGTGCATATGGCCAGGACAAGCAGGAAATCAACGCACTTATAAGAAGTAATGAGATAATAAAGAGGTTTAAAAAATGAAAGTATTGAGTTTGTTTGACGGCATGAGTTGTGGTCGAATTGCGCTGGATAGAGCAGGGATACAGGTTAATAAATATTATGCCAGTGAACTAGATAAGTACGCAATCAAGGTATCTCAAGCTAATTACCCTGATATTGAGCATTTAGGCGATGTGACAAATTGGCGTGAATGGGATATTGATTGGAATATTGATTTATTGATTGGTGGCAGTCCATGCCAGGGTTTTAGCTTTGCAGGCAAACAACTTGCATTTGATGACCCAAGAAGTGCATTGTTTTTTGTGTATGTTGATATTTTAAACCACATTAAAACCATTAACCCAAACGTCAAATTCATGCTTGAAAATGTGCGAATGAAAAAAGAGTTTTTATCTATCATTTCGGAGCAATTAGGCGTTGAACCAATATTTATAAATAGCGCGTTAGTATCCGCACAAAATAGGCAGCGTTATTATTGGTGCAACTGGGATGTTGACCAACCAGAAGATAAAGGTATTTTGCTAAAAGATATTATCGAAGATGCTCAAACTGAAAAAGTCAAATCATATTGCATTGATGCAAATTACCACAAGGGCGCAAGTTGGGAGCAATACAAAACCAAATCACGCAGACAACTTGTAAGGCCATGCGAGCCAAAGTCATTTGATGAAAAATCATTGTGCCATCATGCAGCCAATGCGACAGATATCAAAGGTAATGAATCAATAAAGCGTGTTTACGCTGAAACAGGAAAAGCACCAACACTGACAACAATGGGCGGTGGTCATAGAGAGCCAAAAACACTAATTGAACCGACAAAGTACCGTAAATTAACACCGCTAGAATGCGAAAGACTGCAAACAGTACCAGACAATTATACTAATCACGTATCAAATACCCAGAGATACAAGATGCTAGGCAATGGATGGACGGTTGATGTTATAGCGCATTTGTTTAAATCTATGTAAAAATAAGGCCCAATTAAGGGCCTTTAACTAGACAACTAGGGAGTTATGTTGTAGTATTTGGGTTGTCAGCTGGATTGGCGTCCAGTATGGCTTGAGGAATAGGGTTCAAGGCACACATTGCCGACATGTGATTATTATACATACACACCTTATTTTTTCAAGTTTTACCGCCAATTTAGGACAGCCTAGAGTTGGATATGTCGCCGTTTTGGCTCACTCACCAACAGAAAAAAGAGGATACTGCTAAAACTAGGTAGCGTTATGAGTGGTTTTAATTATTCTAGCAATTACATTGGGAAACCTTGGTTGCGGTGCGATGATTAAAGCGGTGGTAAGCGCGGCAGTGCGGATGTTATTTCGTAATTACCACAATAGATGCGATAACACGTAAATCTATCCGAAATGTTACGACGGACGGCTCCGGCAAGCATACGGCATACACTAACCTGGCAGATTGTCGGGTTAGGGTAAGTATTGCCGAAAGAAACTCAAAACTCACCAATAAGCATATGGTATTAAGGATAAGTAATGAGTGCATTTAAAACATGTCGAGAAATTGAAAGACAGTCAGTCGAAAAGCTATTGCCAATAATACAGGATAGGTTTGACAGGCTGATTGAAATCACTGAGAAAGCACAACAAGAGTTCCTTGGTGATTACATTGGCATAAAGAATAACAAAGCATATCTGATTGAGTTTAAATGCGAAGAAAAGCACACTGGCAATTTCTATTTTGAAACCTGGAGCAACTATGATGTCAATCCTGGTTGGTTTGAAAAGTGCCGAGCTGATTACCTTATATACCACTTTAAATATCCTGAAAAAATCTATGTATTGGAATACCAGAAAGCCAAGGAATATGTCCGAGATAGAAAACACACATATAGAGAGGTAACACAGAAAAAGCACACACAAAAGAATCATTCCTTAGGGTTACTTGTACCAATTAAGGAATTGAGCGAATACATAATAAAAATATGATAACTGGGGAGTTATGATGGAATTAAGACCACACCAAGTCAAAGCGGTTGACATGTTGCGTGACGCGATAAAGCAAGGACACAAACGAATAATACTTGCTGCACCATGCTCATTTGGCAAAACAATACTGGCATTGCATTTGATTGAAAACGCAGTTAAAAAAGGTAAGCGTTGCTTATTCATATGTGACCGAGTGAAACTAATCGACCAGGCATTAAAAGCATTTATCAAAGGTGGTTTAGATGTTGGCGTTATACAAGGTCAGCATGAGATGACAAGACCACACGCGCCCGTTCAGATTGCCAGCGTTCAAACATTAATGAGACGCCAAAGAGTTGAAGCGGATTTCATTATTATAGATGAAGCACACGTTCACTATGAATGGACACACAACTTGATGCAGCGATGGAATAACATTGTATTTATCGGCTTATCAGCAACTCCATTCTCTAAAGGTCTAGGCCGCCCAGGTGCATATGAAAAGATAGTGGTACCAATCACACCAACCGAATTATTCGAGAAAGGATTTCTGACACCTTGCGACTATTACGGCGGGAAGACTGTTGATTTAACATCGGTTAAAAGAAAGTCCAACCCATTCGGCGGAACAGAGTACGACCCAAAAGATTTAGCCAATAGATACGAGAAAGAAAAGGAAGTCCTGGTAGGTGATGCGATAAAGAACTATAAAAACATATGCCCGGATAAGATGGGAATTGCATTCGCACCAAGCATTAATCAATCAAAGTATTTGAGAGATAAGTTCAACGATGCTGGCATTAGTGCTGAACACATTGATGGCTATATGGACCACGATGAAAGAAACGATATATTAAAAGCGCATGAAGATGGCGATATTAAGATTCTATGCAATAGCCAGTTGTTGGCCGTTGGTTTTGACAGCGTGAAGATTGAATGTTTATTAGACTTTTACCCGGTTAAGTCAAAGATTACATTCATTCAAAGATGGGGCCGAATCCTTAGACTATGCCCAGGCAAAGAGAAAGTATATTACCTAGACCACGCAAGCAATATCCAAAGACATGGTTTCCCTGAATATCTAGTACCTTATGAATTAGATGATGGTGAGAAACAATACAAAGAAGAAACCACAGTTAAGAAAGAAGAAGGCAAAGAGAAAGAACCGGAGGTTTGTCCGCAATGTTTCGGTTATATGTACGGCCTAAGATGTAAGTGTGGTTATGAGATACCAAAGAGTGACAAGGTAGAAACAACCGACGAAGAATTAGTGAAACTACAAAAGAAAAAGAACAAAGAGGTCACTTATGAAGATAAGCAAACATTCTTATCAGAGCTACACCTTCACGGTAAGAACAAAGGTTATAAACAAGGATGGGCGGCTAATAAGTACCGAGAAAGATTTGGTGTTTGGCCTAATAAGATAGAGCCAAAACAAGTCTGGCATGTTAGCGAAGAAACACAAAGATATATCAAGTATTTAAACATTAAGAACGCCAAGGGTAGAAAATGAAAGTAGAATACACAAACTTAGATGATTTTGTAATGCGATTGGATAACGTTAGAAAGACGGGCCATTCATACCGTGCAGCATGCCCAGTCCATAACGGCAAAGACAGAAACCTTTTAGTTAACATGAAAGGTGGCGAGGTGTTCGCTCATTGTTTTGTATGCCATGCCAATACATTTGAGGTGGCCAAGGAGTTGGGTGTTAAAGGTGACAAGGTTGACCAGGTACCAATCCCAAGATACTCAAAGGACCAAAGAACATTCGATAAGTACATGATTGAGATATGCGAGAAAGAGGGTGTGGAAAATATGTGCTACAGTGACCGGAAGAAGTACCGAGAGTGTAAGATGCGAATGGATAACTTCAACAATAGAATGCAAGAGTATATGAACAATTAACAATCACTAGATGTTGTGGTATAGTTAATATCGAGGTCAGTATGAATATAGATATAAGTAGTAATATTAAACAGGTTAAGAAGGCATTAACTAAGGTTGAGAAGAAACTTATTCCAGCCGCCACAACATACACAGTGAATGAGTTAGCCTTCAAGATTAGCCGACAGGAGATGCCAAAGCGGGCTGATAAAGTCTTTACTGGTGGTGCTACTGGATGGACCAAGCGAGGGTTCGCATATAAGAAAGCCAAGCGAGGCCAATCATCTAGCAAGGTATTCATTCGAGATAGTCAGGCTGAATACATGAAGTATCAGATTGACGGCGGAACACGTAGACCAGAAAGAGTTGCTATATCCATACCGACACACAAGACCAGAAAAAATAAGTATGGGAATGTAACACCTGGGCAATGGAATAAACTCATTACCGACAAGAAAAAGTTTTTCACTGGTAAGCCAAAGGGTGCGAAACATCCAACTAATGGCGGTATTTATCAGCGATTAGGTAAAGGCGGGAAGAAGAATTATATAATGCGCGCTGCATATAAAGACAGTGCGACATACAAGAAGAAGTTTAAATACTTTAACTATGCGAAAGGATATATAAACAATCCACGCAAAGGGTTTGAGCGGACGTTCATGGTTAACCTGGGCAAGCAGTTGCAGAGAATGAAATAATGTCTGAGAATGGCTTACAGTGGCTAAAAAGCACTAACTATCTTTTAGACTTATAGCTAGTGGGTTATTCGCACCACGATGTTTTCCTAGCGACAGAATTTCCACAAACTAATTTATAAAACCGATTAAAAGAGTAAATAATGATTGAACTAATACATGGTGACTGCCTAGAAAAAATGAAAGACATCCCTGATGGTTCAATTGATATGATATTGACTGACCCACCTTATGGAATGGATTTAACTCCACAAAGAAAAAGCGCAAAATTCGCAGGAGTTAAGATTAAGAACGATGACCAGTTAAATTGGTCTGATGACTTTTTTTCCGAGTGCTACAGAGTGACCGCAAAAATTAGCAGTTCAATGTTTTTCTGTAATCATCATTGTGTTTCTGAATTCATATCAAGTGCTAAAAAAGCAGGGTATGAAATCAAAAACTTAATAGTTTGGGATAAAGGTCATTTTGGGATGGGCGGAAACTGGAGACCAGTTCACGAGTTAGTTTTAGTATGTGTTAAAGGCAGATTTGTAACAAAGTCAAATAACCTAAAAACCATAATTAACTTTAAAAAAGTTCATCACACAAAAGCAAAGCATCCAACAGAAAAGCCAATACCATTATTAGAGCATTTAATTGATGAAGTTGATAGTAATCCTAGTGTGATACTTGACCCATTTATGGGTTCAGGAACCACAGGAGTTGCATGTAAAAACCTAGATAGAAACTTTATCGGAATTGAACTTGATGAAGAATATTTTAAAATAGCGGAGCAAAGAATAAATGGCTAGTACAGGCGGCGTAAAACTTGGCTCAACTTACGATGAAGCAAGGACCAGGAAAGTCACAGCAGAGGCAGAGATTGCCGAGCTAGAACTTGCCAAAATCCAGGGTTCACTTGTTGCGGCTGATGATGTTGTCAAAGCGTGGGAAGATGTACTTGGCGCATTAAAGGCTAAACTTTTAAGCGTACCAACCAAGGGCGCACCAATACTATCCACAGAAACAGAAACGGCAGTTTGCCAAAGGGTAATGGAAGATTTAATTAACGAAGCACTTGAAGAACTAAGTAACTATGAACCGAAAGTTAGCGCGGCAAGCAGTAAGACGCCGAGCAAATCTGCGGATGCTAAAAAGCCGACCCGCGCAAGACGTGGACGACCAAAGAAAACCGAGACAATATGACTCCAGCGCAGCAGAGAAAACTATTAAAATCGCACCTTAAAAAAGCGGTTAATATTTTAAGGCCACCAAAGAAACTAACAATTTCAGAGTGGGCGGACGAATACCGCCGGTTGGACAGTCAATCAAGTGCTGAGGCTGGGCGATGGTACACAAGCCGTGCAGAATACCAGCGTGGAATCATGGACGCTTGCTCAGACCCAGAGAATAAAGAAGTTGTAGTTATGGCCGGCGCGCAATTGGGAAAGACTGAGGCGTTATTGAATATTATTGGTTATTTCATCCACAATGAACCAGCTCCGATTTTATGCGTGCAGCCCACATTGGACATGGCGCAATCATTCTCAAAAGACCGGGTGACAGCTGGATTATTAAAATCAACACCATGCTTGCAGGATAAAGTTAAAGACGCAAGAAGTCGCGACTCAGGAAACACAACACTGCATAAAACTTTCAGTGGTGGCGCATTGACTATGGCCGGTTCAAACAGTCCCAGTTCACTTGCATCAAGACCAATTAGAGTCTTATTATTGGATGAGGTTGACAGGTATCCGCCAAGCGCAGGAAGTGAAGGTTCACCAGCATTACTAGCCAAGAAAAGAACAGCAACTTTCTGGAATCGTAAAATAATACAGGTTTCAACACCAACCAACAAAGGCGCATCCGCTATTGAGGACGCATTTGAATTGTCCGACAAGCGATATTATGAGGTGCCATGCAGACATTGCGACGAATACCAAGTTTTAAAATGGGCCAATGTTCAATGGACCAAAGACGACCCAGACTCAGCAGCGTATTGTTGTGAGCATTGCGGCACATTATGGACCGACAGCGACAGACGCTGGGCGATTAGAAACGGCGAATGGCAAGCAACAGAGGAATTCACCGGTATTGCAGGGTTTCATATAAGCGGAATGTATTCACCTTGGACGCCATTAGCCGATGGCGTGAAAGATTTCCTAGCAGCGAGGAAAAACCCAGAGCATTTGAAAGTTTGGACCAATGTTTATTTGGCGGAAACCTGGGAAGATGCAGGAGAGCAAATCGAATACACAAACCTTGCAGACAGACGCGAAGAAACGCTAAAAGTGCCAAGCGAAGTTGTATTATTAACTTGTGGTGTCGATGTCCAGGACAACAGATTGGAATTGTCTGTTGTTGGCTGGATGAAAGACGATGCAAGCATTGTTTTAAAACACGAAACATTATATGGCGACCCAAGCACACCGCAATTATGGCAAGCACTAGATTCACATCTATTTAAAACATACCAAACAGAAGATGACAGAGAGTTAGCTATTCGCTCAACTTGCGTGGATTCAGGTGGTCACTTTACAAATTCCGTGTATCAATACTGCAAAAAGAACTTTGGACGTCGTGTTTTTGCAATCAAAGGTGTTGGCGGTGATGGCAGAGCCATAGCAGGACGACCAAGTAAAAACAACATTGCGAAGTGTCCATTATTCCCGGTTGGTGTTGATACAGTAAAAGATTTAATCTTTGCACGGCTTAAAATTGCAGAGCATGGCCCAGGTTATATAAGATTTAGCGAAGATTTAGACGATGAATACTTTAAAATGCTTACAGCTGAAAAAGCAGTGATAAGATTCCACAAAGGTTTTAAGCGTAGAGAGTATGTTAAAATAAGACCACGGAATGAATCCCTTGATTGTCTAGTGTATTCTATAGCGGCATATGCTATTATTGGGGTAAATGTCAATACTTTGGCAGAGAAAAACCAGAAAAATTCTGGTATAATCGAAGAAAAACCAAAGCAGAAACAGCGCAAACCAGTCCCCACAAGGCTTGGCGGTGGTTTTGCTAACTCATGGCGATGATATGGCAAACTTATTTGATACGGCTAATGCGCCGACAACAGAACCGGAACAATTTACAGTTGGTGACTTCGGGCAGTGGAAACGCCCCGACTTATCAAAAGATTATCCACCGGCAGAATATAACCTGACATATGTTGCCAGATTAACGGCTGGTGGAAGTTCAGAAATAAAAGTAACAGCCACAAATGATGATGGTGCTCACCTGTTTACGGTAACAAGCGCAGAATCAGCAGATTTCGACCCTGGTGTTTATCACTGGCAGTTAGAAATCGAGCAAATATCATCGGGTAATCGCGCAGTTATTCAAACCGGCGAAGTCACAATTCAGGTTGACTTGGATGTTAATAATGTTGACCCAAGAACACACGCCGAAGTCATGGTGCAAAAGATTGAAACAATATTGCAAGGAAAGGCGGACAGTGACGTTTCATCGTATTCCGTTGCTGGTCGCTCACTAACCAAGATGACATTTGCTGAATTAATTGAAATACGCGATTACTACCGTAAAGAGGTTGTCAAATATCGCAACGAGTTAAACATTAAGAATGGCAAAAAGACAAATTCAACAATTAAGGTGCGTTTCTAATGGGTGTATTTGATTTTCTAGGCGCAAAGAAGAAAAAGCCAATGCGCAAACGCAGTTATCACGCAGCAAGTGCCGGCCGAATTTATAGTGATTTTGTTGGCTCGCATAGGTCCCCAGATAGTGAATTACGCCCAGTCATCGCAAATATGCGCTCAAGAAGTCGAGATTTGGCCAGAAATAACGAGTATGTTAAGCGTTATTTGGAGTTACTAAAGACAAACGTAGTTGGTGAAAAAGGTTTCTCATTACAGGTTAAAAACACTGATTCCGGCGGTAATTTGGATATTATCGGCAATGACGCAGTTGAAAAGGCGTTTAAGAAGTGGTGTAAGTTTGGTAACTGTACCGTTGACGGCAAGATGTCATTCGTTGATGCTCAGAAGTTAGTGATTGAAACCTGGGCGCGTGATGGTGAAGTGTTTATTCTAAAACACAGAGCCAAAGATTTTACAGATACATTCAGCTTACAGTTCCTTGAGGCTGATTATATTGACCACGACAAGAACGAAAGACTCCCTAACGGCAATGAAATCCGAATGGGCATTGAATTAGATAAATATCGTCGTCCTGTTGCATACCACATGTTAACGTATCATTCAGGTGATTACGATTACACTAACTCAACAAAGAGTCCAAAGCATGTTCGTGTTCCGGCTGATAAGATGATTCATTTACACTTGCCATTACGCGCAGGACAAACAAGGGGTGAGCCATGGACCAGTTCAGCACTTCCAGCATTAAAGCAGTTGCAAGCATTTAGAGAGGCTGCGATTGTTAATGCTCGCGTTGGCGCGTCAAAGATGGGTTTCATTACAACACCAGCTGGTGATGGTTTCGTTGGTGATGATATAGAAAACAACGTGCCAATCATGGAGGCAGAGCCAGGAACATTCCACACATTAAGTGAGGGCCAATCGGTTCAAATGTTTGACCCACAGTTTCCAAACAATGAGTTCGATTCATTCCACAAATCAGTTTTAAAAGGCATTGCTAGTGGTTTGGGTGTTTCTTATACGTCATTATCAAATGACCTTGAGGCAACATCATATTCATCTATTCGCCAAGGCGCATTGGAAGAACGAGATTACTACAGAAACATTCAAGGCATTATGATTTCTCATTTTGTCCGCCCAGTGTTTGAATCCTGGTTGGAAAGTTCAATGGAGATAGAATCATTCGGCATTCCATTAGCGGCATATGATAAGTTTGCAGATAGCGCAGAGTTCAGAGGGCGTGCATGGAATTGGGTAGACCCACAGAAAGAAATGAATGCAGCAATCAACGGCATGAAATCTGGCGTATTATCATTGCAAGATGTGGCGGCTCAGTACGGAAAAGACGTTGAAGAATTGCTTGGCCAGATTCAAAGAGACAAAGCACTGATGAAACAGTTCGGTGTTGATTATCAATTAGAGCCATACAATGCTAGTTTCGCACCGTTAATGGATGATGATAATGGCGATACCGAATAAAGCAATGCAGGAAAACGCAGCTCGTGGTTTAGAGTTGCGCCGTGAATATGGCCGTGGCGGAACAGCCGTTGGAGTTGCTCGCGCCCGTGATATAATGAACGCCAAGGATTTATCCGAGCGCACCATTAAAAGAATGTATTCGTATTTTTCACGACATGAAAGCAATCATTCAGAGCATTATGGCGAGAAAGAAAGCGACGGTGGACCAAACGCATTTACCATTGCCTGGTTGTTATGGGGTGGGAATGAGGGGTTCCGCTGGTCTGAAAATCTAGTAGAAAAGATGAAAGATGACGAGCGCGCAGAATGTGCTATAATCGAAGATAAATTAAACGAGGAAATGGTTATGTCAGACAAACCAGAACTTGAGCAAGTCGAAGAAACCCAGGTTGAGGTTATCGAAGGCGAGCAAAGACATATTGATGAAGTTCAACACCGCTCAATTGTAATGGGCCGAAACGTGTTGGATGAAGAAACAAGAACCGTTGAATTGTCGGTTAGTTCAGAAAAGCCAGTTGAGAGAAACTTTGGTATTGAAATCCTGGACCACACAAGAGAATCAATGAATCTTGAGTTCCTAGAAAGCGGAAACGCTCCGCTATTGCTAGACCACGACATGGAAAAACAGATTGGAAAAATTGAATCTGTTAAATTAGACGAATCAGAGAAGAAACTGCGCGCAGTAGTTCGATTCGGTCGCGGTCAAATGGCAAGTGAAGTTTTTGACGATGTGGTTGATGGTATACGCTCGAACGTATCCATTGGCTATACTGTTAATAAAATGAAGAAAGAAGAAGGCGGTAAATACCGTGTAATTGATTACAAGATTCACGAGGTCAGTATTGTTTCAATACCGGCTGATTCGGATGTTGGGGTTAATCGCGCCGTTGATGACGTGACAGTTATTGAAGGCCGTCATATAGATGATGTGACAGTTGTTGAAAATGATACTTCTGATTCAATTCGCAATAATGTTAATTCAAATCCTAAAGAGGAAAATATTATGTCAGATTTAGACATTAGAGCCATTGAAGCAGAGGCCAAAAAATCTGCTCAACAAGATGCTGCAAAAATCTTTGAACTTGGTCAGCGTCATGGTCAAACTGAAATGGCACAAAAAGCAGTTTCAGAAGGTCGCTCAATCGCGGAATTCCGTGGTGAGTTATTAGACGTTGTTGGTTCTAAAGGTGCAGTTGAACCGCAAAACATTGGAATGAGCGAAAAAGAAGTTCGTCAATTCTCAATCGTTAAAGCAGTTCGTGCATTAGCAAACCCACATGACCGTAAAGCGCAAGAAGATGCAGCTTTTGAATTTGAATGTTCACGTGCTACTGGCCGAAACACTCAAGGCATCATTGTTCCAGCGGACGTTTTAAGTTCTTTCAAGCGTGACTTAAACAGCACAGACGAATCAGCATTATTCGCTGATGACTTCCGTGGTGGTGATTTCGTAGACGTATTACGTAATTCATCTTCTGTTATGGCAGCTGGTGCAACTGTACTTTCTGGCTTGTCTGGTGATGTTAAGATTCCTAAGAAAGCAACAGCAGCAAACGCATCTTGGGTTGGTGAAGGTTCGCCTGTTTCTGAGTCTGAAATGACTGTTGGTTCAATCTCATTGTCACCAAAGACAGTTGGCGCATTTTCAGATGTAACCACGCAACTCTTAGCCCAAACTTCAATTGACGTTGAAAACCTTATCCGCGATGACTTAGCGCAAGCAATTGCAATTGCTATGGATAAAGCAGCTCTTGAAGGTACAGGCGCAGCTGGTCAGCCTACTGGTATTTTAAACACTGCTGGTGTTAACCAGGTTGCTAACTTCGTAGCAGCTAACCCGACTTTCGCTGAAGTTGTTGGTCTTGAGACTGCGGTTGCTGAAGATAATGCCTTACGTGGTAACTTATCTTACATCATGCCATCTTCAATGTACGGCGCATTAAAAACCACTGAAAAAGCAACAGGCACAGCACAATTTGTTGTTGAGCCAGGCGGCACAGTAAATGGCTATAATGCAATTCAAACTAACCAGGCAACTTCTGGAAACCTTTACTTTGGTAACTTCTCAGACGTGTTAATTGGTATGTTTGGCGGCCTTGAGTTGGTTGTTGACCCATACAGCAACGCGCCAAGCGGTTTAATCCGTATTACTGCGCGTCAAATGATGGATGTGGCGGTTCGTCACGCTCAATCTTTTGCTTTCGGTAACGATGGTTAATTGATTGGTTTAGCCGGTCCTTGATTGGGCCGGCAATATTTAAGGGGTATTATATGAAATATCTTATTTTGAAAAGATTTCGTGCAACTGGTGTGACATATGAGCCAGGAACGACAGCAGAGTTTCAGTCTGAAACCGCTAAAAATTTACTAGCCATTGGCAGAATTGAAGAAAGTACAGTTCAGCCAGTAGTTGAAGAACCAACCGAACAGGTTGAAGAAAAGCAAACACGCGTTGTTAAGACACGTAAGACACGCGCTAAAAAGGCTAAGTAATGGTAGAAACAGCGGACGACCGTTTATTTATGTTACAGGACTTTGGTTCCGATATTGCCTATACAAGCAACGGCAACACAGTAACAATCAAAGGAATCCTAGACAACGAGTTTGAGGAAGTCGAACTTGGCGGTTCAGTCCCTTTCGCATTACAAAAGCCACGCTTACATTGCAGAACAAGCGATGTAATCAATGCGGCAAATGGTGACACAATGATTATTGAAGGTGTTACATATTATGTTCGTGTCGTCATGCCGGATGGTACAGGTATGACGGAAATACAATTAGAGAAAGAATAATGCACTTACGGCAGACAATAAGACAATCAATCGTTAGCAGCCTAACAGGTTTAACAACGACAGGTGCCAACGTATTCACCAGCCGTGTTTACGCATTACCACAGGTTGCATTGCCAGCATTATGTATATATACAAAAGGCGAGACAGCCGAGTATGAATCATTAACAAGGCCCAGGACAATCCAGAGGGTTTTGGAATTAACGGTTGAAATCTATGTTGCGGCAAACCAAAACGCAGACAATACGATTGACCGTATATGCGACGAGATAGAGACAAAAATAGCAGAAAATGTTACAATCGACGGGAACGCTAAAGACATAATTGTTTCAAGTGTTGACGTTGACTTTGATGGTGATGGTGAAATTCCAGTTGCTCGCGCAACAATGGTATTGAGTATCACTTATTTTAATGAAGAAGGGAACCAAACAGTTCCAAAATAAAAGGTGTTAATTATGGCAGTCCATAAAGGTTCAGAAGGTATCGTTAAAATAGGCACAGATACCATCGCAGAAGTAAAAAGCTACTCAATCGAGGAGTCAGCAGACACAGTTGAAACAACTTCAATGGGTGATTCTGCGCGTACATACTTGCCAAGTCTTACAACTTTCAGTGGTACAATCGAATGCCATTGGGATGAAACAGACGCAACAGGCCAAGGCGCAATGACTATCGGTTCAACGGTAACGCTAAACTTATATCCAGAAGGTGCTGATTCTGGCGATTCTTATTATAGCGGTTCGGTTATCATTACAAATGTTTCGCGTTCGGCGGCAATGGATGATATTGTTGCAGCAACTTATGCCTTCCAGGGTAATGGTGCGCTAACGTTAACAACTGTATAATCTGAATTGGGAGTGAATATGTCAATTTTAGATAAAGCTAAAAAGCACTACAAAGCAAAAATGTCTGCGGAACCACGCCAATTATATGTAAAAGAGTGGGACGAGACAGTTTATATTAAGCCGGGTATTAATTTACAACACCTTGGCGAAATAATGCAAGCAGCCAGCAGTGGCAAATCAGCCGAAGCGATGGCCTTAACTTTAATCTATAGAATTATGGATGAAGAAGGTAAGCCGTTGTTCAAGAAGGTTGATAAACTTGAGTTGATGCGTCATGTTGACCCTGATGTTATGGCTGAAATAGTCAATAACATCAACGACAATGACCCAGACCAAGAAGACGCTGCGGGAAACTAAGAGCCGACCAGGACCTAAAATTCAGGTACTGGTTGGCACTGCAACTCCATAAAACCGTCCACGAGATTAATCAAATGGACGTGCGTGAATATATGGGTTGGATAACTTATTTTGAGGATATGAAAAAATGAGTACTAAGTACGATATTGTCATTAACGGCAAAGACAAAACGGCTCGTGCTTTCAGTTCTTTGAATAAGAATATCGCTTCATCTTCCAAAAAGATGCTTAGAATGTCTGCTGGTATTGCCAAAGCTGGCGCAGCAGCAGGAGCGGCGGCGGCAGTTGCTGGTATTGCATT